AACTACTACAGGTTCTGAAACTGTAAGAGAGGTTCTTGGAACTCGTACCGAAGATTCAAGCATTGATTATAATGCAGATATCCAGGATTCAACCGATATTCTTGGAAATAACTACACTGATGTTAATAAGACTCAGCCTACTCAGAGTTTTGACCCTTATCTGGTACTTGGTGGTTCAAGACTTGGAGCATTTCTTAATGATATCAGACGTAGAAATGCACTCTCCGAACTCAATCAGTTCACCATTTATATTATCACTCTGTTTATTGGTGATTCAACTAATGGTTATGAAGCAGAGAAGCATGATGATTGCACCATCACTTATGATAGCATAGGCGGAGATGCAAACGTTAACTTCCCTATCACCGTTCATCTTAGTAATAAGATTACTACTGGCACAGTTGATAAGATTGGTCCTGACCTTACTTTCACTGCTGATGCGAACATTTAATTGGAGGGTATATGGCACTTACTGATGATAAGAATATTGTAGATATTAACCTTGATGGAGTTACCAGGCAGCGTTTCCGTATTAACGGGGACCCAAATTCTATTATCGAACTTAATCTTTCTGATATGTCAATCAGTGAAAGACTTGAGTCCGGAATGGAAAAACTGGAGGCTGAAATGTCTAAAATATCTCAGTTAGGTGAGGATGAAAATCTATCTGAGAAATTCAAAGAAGCTGATGCTCATATGAGAGAGTATGTTGATTATATTTTCGATTATCCAGTCAGTGCCGTATGTGCCAAAAATGGTACGATGTATGACCCGATAAATGGTATGTTCAGATATGAGATAATCATTGATGGTCTTACAAAACTCTATACGGAGAAGCTTAATGATGAATATCGCAAGCTAAGGAATAGGATCCAGAAGCATACCGATAAATACACCAAAAAGCCAAGTCGTTCAACTAAGAGGAAGTAATGTACGAATTACAGACTTCAGTCAAGATAGGACAAGCATCATTCGGAATTCGGAATAAAGGAGATTTCCGAATGGTGCTTGATTGTTTTAAGGCATTAAATGATACTGAGTTAACCGAAAATGAACGTATCATGGCATGCTTAATTATTTTCTATGAAGATTTTGATAGTATTGATGATATATTGGAGCATGAAGCTATAATATCCCAGCTTGAGCAAGAAATGGCAGTATTCTTTGATGGTGGTGAAAAAGACCTGAAAAGTAATACTCATAATTATAAGGTGATGGATTGGGATAAAGATTCAAATCTTATCTGTTCAGCAGTTAATAATATTGCCGGTAAAGAAATACGAGCATTGGATTATCTTCACTGGTGGACTTTCTTAGGATATTATACGGCAATCAAGGAATGTTTATTGAGTGAAGTAATAACCATTAGATATAAAAAGGCAAGTGGTGAGAAACTTGAGAAGCATGAAAGAAAATTCATGCAGGAAAACCCTCAATACTTTAACCTTGATATGAGAAGTACTGAACAGAAAGAAGCTGATGAATATATCAGGAAGTTATGGGGTGAAGCATAATGGCAGAAAGTGATGTTTTATTAACATTAGGCTTTAATGCAACTGATGCCTATAAAACAGCCGAACAACTTCAGAAGGAAGTACAGAATATATTTAACTCCCGCCAGGGTAAAACTTCATCTGCAATGACTTCACTTGAGATTCAGATGAAGAAGAACTATGAGACTGCCGCCAGATTACGTGAGCAGATGGCGGAGATAGCAGAAATTCAGGTGCCTACTGATGAATATGCTCAGTTAAATGCTCAGTTAAATGAACTTGAGGGTAAATCCAAGGACTTATCTCATAAGATGAGATTGTTTGAGGAGAGTGGCGGAGATACTAATAGCGTTAAATATCAGCAATGGAATAAAGAATTGACTGACCTGGGAGATAAGGTCATTGGCATTACCGATAAAATGTGGAAAATGGAGCAGTCCGGGACCGCATTCATAAGTGGTAGGGAATCTGCTAAATATCAACAGCTGGCTCATGAATTGGATGTCGTAAATGATAAATTGAAACAGCAGATAATTCATCATAGGGAGATGTCTGATAAGAGTATCCCGAAAACCACTGCCCAGGTTAAGAAATTGCAGGCAGTAACTGAAAAGACTCGAAAAGCTTCTCAAGGAGTTGCCGGTAACTTTTCAAAAGGATTAAGCGGGGCAACTAAGAGTGTCGGCAGATTAGTTTCCAAATTTGCTCTTTTATTTTTAGGATTCAGAGGATTATATTCTCTGTTGATGAAGATTCGCTCTGCTATACTTCAGGGATTTTCTAATCTCAGAGAAAGTGGAGTAGGCAGATTAAAAGAGCAGATGAACGACCTTACTAATGCTTGCACTACTTTGAAGAACGCATTAGCAGGAGCATTTGAACCTATCGTTACTTCAATTATACCTTATATTCAAAGACTTATAGAATGGTTAACTGTTGCTATTGATAAGCTTGCTCAGTTTATCGCCGCAATGAAAGGTCAGACCACCTATATCAAAGCAATCAAGCAGGTGGGTGATGCCTCCAAGAAAGCAAATCAGGAACTCAGTAAACTTGATAATCTCAATGTACTTACTTCTCAGAAGAATGGTGCGGCAGGGATGTTCGAGGAAGCTCAGATTGCTGATGAAATGATAGATAGAGTAGCAGAGCTTAAGAAGAAGATAGAAGAAATTCATCAATGGCTTGATGAGCATATCTTTACTCCAGTTAAGGGTTTTATAGCTTGGTTCGTTTCTCCTATTACTGATAATCTTGATAAAATCAAGGAAGCACTTGGTCATTTTTGGGATTTCGTAAAAGCCAGACTTGATTGGATCCGCGATAAGATTAATCACGTAGCTGAAGTAATCAAGGGAATCTATGATGAATATATAAAACCTTCACTTGATAAGATAATGGAGAAGATATCATATTTCTTCGGTAAAATAGTGGATTTTTATAATAATCATTATGAGGAGTTTGAATGGTTAGCCCAGCAGGTAGAAGCGATATGGGATGAAAGTATTCAACCTATAATTGATGCGGCTCTTGAATTATTAGGTTCACTATTTGCATTGATTACTGATTTTATCTTTGGTGGAGATATAGATACCTTCTTTGATAATCTTGAAGCATATTGGAATTGGTGGTATCCTCATCTTCAAACGGCTCTTTTAGTAATCAGAGCATTTGTTAAAATAGCCAGTGAGAAGATAGTCGAATTTATTACCAATGCTCGTAAGGGAGCAGATAATATAAGACTATTGCTTGAAAAAACTGGCAGTAGATGGACTACCTTTAAGATTATCGTATCTGCGGTAGTGGATAAAATCAAAGAGAAGTTTAATCAGATGAGAGAGGATATCTATACTATCACTCATTATGGTCAGGAGGAGTTTGGAGCATTAATTTATCTGTTTGAATCTCCTCTGGTAGTTGCTATCAAATTAGCTAAGAAAGCCTTTGATAAATTATCAGATGCAGTTCAAAGGTTAGTGGATTTGATTAAGGAACTTACCGGATTTGACCTTACCAGTGAATTATCACCTCTTAAGCAGATAATCGATAAAATTGACTGGGATGCCTTAAAGGGTATGAGGAATTCATTTGTGACCGGAGGAGTATTTGGAGGAATATCTTTCGGACGAGGAATGGCATCCGGAGGAGTTATCCCTCCTAATGTATCAGAGCATCTCGTTAGAGTCGGTGATAATAACCATGAGACCGAAGTTGTTTCTCCTCTATCCACAATGCAAGAAGCTATGGTCAATGCTCTTGAAGCAATGGGATTCAATGGTAATCAGCAGATAGTTATTAATCTTGATGGTAAGGAATTTATGAATGTAATGGTCAAGAGGAATAACGAATATAAAAAGAGTCATGGTGGAAGGTCAGCGTTAGCATAAGGAGCAGGTTATGACAACAAGTTATTTATTTCAATTTGGAACTTACCAAATACCAAATGAGTATATAGCAGAAGGTGGATATGAGATAGCTCCTAATCAAAGACAGGATTTGGATCCATATACTGATGCTAATGGTATAACTCATAGAAATACTTTGGAGCATACCAAAACCGATATCACTATTGCTATCAGGAATCTGAAATGGGAGCAATTCACTTCTTTGATTTCTGGATTGGTGACTAATTATATATCAAATGAGCGTGATGCTATTTGCTCTTATTTTGATATGGAAACCATGACTGTAAAGAGTGGGCATTTTTATCTGGATCCAAGTTGTAAGTTTAAAGTAAGAAGATTGAACGATAAAGTAGATGGATTTACGTTGAGATTCACAGAATACTAAACTATAATAAAATTATGATTAATGTATCAGATGAAACTAAACAAGCGTATATATCGGATTCAATCCCTAAGACCCTCACGGTATCATTTCCCAATGCTAATATCACAATGCATAATGATGATATCGTGAGTGAAAGTCTGGAGATAGAGGAGAGTATTAATTCTGGAACTGAACTTACTTTTGAAGGATGTATTGCGAGTCAGATGAAGTTTGAATGTTCTGCTCCAGTTCGTGATTTAAGAGGTGAGAAAGTTACTATATCCATTCAGGCAGAAGATACCGAATCTATTACTCTTTTTAACGGTTATATTGATGAGCAGAGTAATAGGACCCATGAAGATGTAGTAACCGAGTTTACTGCGTATGATGTTTTATATACCAAAGGTCAGATAGATGTAACTGATTGGTATAATGGATTAACTTTTCCTATCACTGTTAAAAATTTCAGAGATAGCTTTTTCACCTATATTGGAATTACCCAGGAAACTATTTCTCTTATCAGTGATGGATTTTCAATTGATAAAGTAACCACTAAAGACCAGATACTTGCTCTTGATATCATGAAAGCAATATGTCAGGTCAATGCTCGTTTTGGTAGGATAGGTAGAGATGAAAAATTCCATTATACTGAATTGCGGGAGATAACCAAAGGTCTTTATCCTTCAACTGAAACTTATCCTTCCGACCATACTTATCCCAGCAAAGAAAATGCGGATACTAAATATGAGAAGAGTGATTACATCAAAGTTACCTACGAACCATTTAAGACTTCAGTTATAGATGCTGTTTATCTTATTGCTAAAGATGGAACTAAGACAATAGCAGGGAGTGGGTCAAATACACTTGCTATTTCAGATAATATAATTGCTCAAGGATGTACCGATAAAGCATCGATGGCAAGTGTGATATTAAATAATATTCATACTATTATCTATACTCCATCAACAGTCAAGGCAAAAGGATATCCATGGCTTGAAGGTGGAGATATTTATATGTTCAATACCAGGAAAAATGTGGTGAGAGCATATATACTTACTCGAAGGCTTACCGGCATTCAGGCTCTATACGATGAATTAACCGCAGAAGGTAGTCAAATACGAGAGAAATATCAAGAGACGATAGAAACTCAATCAAGTATCAGAGAAGCGGATATACAAGGAAATACGGCGCAGATAGGTACATTGAGAGCTGACCTAATTGAAACTAATACTCTGGTAGCGTCGAAAGCCAGTATTACTGATTTGAATGCTACGAATGCCCGAGTTGGATCCTTGGAAGCTGACCATGTATCGGTAGCAAGTTTAAATGCGGTTAGTGCAAGGGTTGGAGCACTTGAAGCTGACCATGTAACGACGGACCAGTTAAATGCTACTAATGCTTTTATATCAAGTCTTGCGGCAATAGCTATCACCACTCAGAATCTATCTGCTCAAAGTATCAGCGCAGGTCAGATTACTTCAGGCACTATTAACGCTGATAGAATTTCTACCTCAACTTTTCATGGAAGAACTTTACAGGCAGGAGGAATTCAATTGGGAAGTGCTTCTTTAAGTGTAACTAAGATGGCTTATATATCAGCAGTTGATTTTACTAATCGAACTGCCACCACAAGTTATTTTAACGTAGTTACTTGGTAAGGAGGATAATATGTTAAAAGTATTCGGTCATTTCTATTCAGACAATAAAGAGAACTTTGATGCAATAGCATCAGTACTTGAAGAAGCAGGGTATCAGATTGCATATGACTATCCAACAAATGCAACTATCATCAAGGAGATAGTAGATGAACAAGAAGATACGGCAGTTTGAAGATAATCTAATAGCATTTTTTAATGAGAGTGATTTGGATATAGAGATTAAAAGGTTAATTGCTCAGAATATTCTTAATCTCATTGAAAAACAAGCTGATAAGATTATATTAAATGAACTTTCACAACCTATCACTGAAATGGGAGAATTGAAAGATGCAGAAAGCACATGACGCAAGTAAAAACAACTATTGGGAGAATCTGCCTTCCATAGCAACCCCAATAGTTGCGGAAGAACTCAATCGTAATGAAACTTCGGTGGATGAGATTGATGATAGAGTAGTTAATTTTGATACTACTAAAGCAAATCAAACCGATTTACTCTTAGCAGTAAAGAGTATCTCCTTTAATAAAAATACGGGAATATTCACCGTAACAAAATTCAATAATACTTCCACAACTATTGATACCGACATTGAGAAGATAGCAATCAACTTTGATTATGACGATGACCCTACATCTGCACATTATCAGAACCTTATCATCACGCTTGATGATGGTACTGTGAAATATGTGGACATGTCTGCACTGCTCACGCAGTATGAATTCAATAATTCGAGCAGGATATCTTTTTCTGTGGTGAATGGTGTAGTCAGTGCTGACATTATCAATGGTTCTGTCACCGAGGAAAAACTTCAGCCGAATTTCCTTGCTAATTGTCGCTCCGCAAAAGCAGGTGCTGAAACAGCCGAGACGAATGCAAAGGCAAGCGAGGACGAAGCAAACGCATGGGCAAATGGTGAGATAGATGGAGTGCCTGTTCCGTCAACGCATCCTGCATATCATAATAATGCGAAGTATTACAAAGACCTTGCAAATCCTACTTCACTCATGGCACTGACCGATACGGATATCACAAATCCTGCATCGGGAGACGTGCTTACTTTCAATGGCGAAAAGTGGGAAAACAAAGAGGGCATAAATGGTGAGGAGAAAACTGCTGTTGATGAATTTACAACCATCAACGGTGGGCTTCTTTCAGAGTGCAAAGTCGCTCTCTCAC